TTATTTTTCTGTCTATGTATAGTCCTGCTGCCTTTCCTCGGTTTGCTTCAGCATTTACCGCAGATGAGAAAGAACCTTTCTTCAAAGCAGCTTCTCTGAGTCTTGCAAGTTCAGCCAGGTGTCCTTCGTAAGTCACCTCATGTTTTCTTAATCTTTCTTCTTTTAGTTCACCTATATACTTAACTACAAGTGGTGAGTATTTTGGATTAGTTAGCTCTGACCCTTCTCGCATCGCTCTGTCCTTACTGTACCCAGCAGCGATAGCAGCTTCACGTTTAGTCATTGGTCCTTCTGGTCCACCGAATACTAAAAACTCAGCGAATCGTTGTTGCATTTCTGTCAATCTTTTTGGTACACCCATGTTGACAATTTAAGGGAACTATCCTATAATGTCAAGAATGAAAGTACATAGAAATCAAGATGAATTACAAGACACTATTGAAGGATATAAGACTTTAGTTGAAACACAAAAACAAGAAATCCTTGAATTAAAAAAAATTGCATCTGAAAACGAAAAAAATAAAAACCTCTTGCAAGGTTATAAAAAAGTGATAGAGGATCTATCTATCAAGTTAAGAAAAAATTCATGAGAGTACAAGACTTGCAGTTGTATCTAAGCAACTTTACGAAAGGTAGCGACGCAGTAAAGAACGCCGTCATCTATGTAGAGATAAATGGAAAACTACATGCTATTCGAAGAATGGAAGTACATGAGAATGCTACTCCTATCATTGGTCAGCCTGGTCATAGTGCACACAGATTGGTTATGAAAACCGAGAAACCATCGAGTCTTATCTTACCTGAAAAACTTCAACGGGACTACTAAATTCCCTTGAAACCAGAGGCCAAATTTTATGCAAAAATTAAAAAAACTATTAAAGATATTTCGTGGATTAGACTGGAAAATAATAGCTTACTTGGTACTCCCGATCTATTGGGGTATAATAATTCTGGGCACTTTTTCACTGTAGAATTAAAGGTCTGTAAGGGGAATAAAATAAGGTTCTCTCCACATCAAATTGCCTTCCATGTAAGGCATCCACACAACACTTTCATCATGGTAGAGACCCTTGGTCCAAGGTCCGAGAAACTTATTCATATGTACAGTGGTTCAAGAATCATGGAGCTTGAAGCCTGTGGCTTGAAGCTTGATCCTTTATGCTTGGGGCTTGAAGCTTGTGGCTTGTGGCTTACTAAGCTTGGTGCTTGAAGCTTGCGGCTTGGAGCTTGATGCTTGTGGCTTGCTGCTTGAAGCTTGTGACTGTGATGACAGCTTTACCTGGTTCACCACCTGAGAGTCACGTTGCTTTTGGCCCTGATCAGGTGCACGCTCGCTTGCAGCCGTCGCTTCAGCATTGCTAATGACCTGATCAGATTTATTACGCTCGCGTAATTCTTTATAATATTTTGGATGTTTAAATACAAACATTCTAGTGTTTACCATATTCAATATTTTTTACCAGCGGATCCCAACAAGCGCGACAGTCGCCGCATTCATTATTGTTGTCAGGGGCTGGACAGCTTCGACTCTTCGTCGAGACCGTCGACGTATTGGCCCAGCTCTTGACTGGTCCCTGGTCAATCATCGGTGATGAAAATCTTACAACTAAATTTGCTGGCGCCTTGTGCATATGGTCCTTGATCCACGCTTCCCGGGTCGGCATCCAGTGCCGCTTGCTGGGTGTTAGCTCACACACTTTGAAGATCTTCTCGAGATGGTCCACGTCCTGGACGTCGCCTGAATCGTGCCATCTAAAAACATCAGGCTTTTTAGAATTGATTAACGTTGCCATTGCTTCAACCCATTGCGGGTGAGCTATTGCCTTCAGACGCTTATATTGCGCTGCTTGTACAACAGCGAAAACATAGCAGCCCTTCTCAGCGTAACAGCCTGAGCATACTGAGTTAGGTATTAATTTTAACTTGTTGCCAGTCTTGCATTCAGCAGCAGGAATTCCAATTGCCCAGCCGGGCATCTTTGACGGTTTACTTAGCCCTCCAACCAGGGCCCATGCTTCTTTTGTATTCATAATTCTTTCTCCTTTAATTTATAGGATACAATAACATTATAATTTAATCTTGTCAAGCTTGCGGCTTGTCGCTTGCAGCTTGAGGCTTGTTGCTTGTAGCTCGGTCCCTGATCCTCGAGCCAGCGCGCATGCTGCAGGAAGACTCGGGCCATTGCCATGCCGGGACGGCGGCTCACTGAGCCGCCTCCTGATCTTCTTTATCCCATCGCTCTTCGAAGCGTGCTCTAGTCTCCTCCTGGTCCTTCTTAACCATCTGGATCACCAGCTCTAACGCATCTGCTATTCTTTTTAGTTCATGTTCCATAGTTATTCCTTTCTAAATACATCCTACATTATCCTTGAGCCATTGTCAAGCGCTGCTTGCGGCTTGAGGCTTGGCGCTTTATTCTTTCTTCTTTAGAATGATTTTTAGAATCATTCTAAAGTGGCTCTCGGTAGGTCTCACCCGAGATTATTCCTAACGCGTGCCGCGCATAGCGTCCAAGACCAATGGGCCACAAATTATTAGCAGGACCCTGAGTTGAGGCCGGCGTGCTTTATTTTAACAGCCCGGGCAACAGGCCTAACAAGTTATCACTTGTCAGGGTCCAGCAAATAACAGGACCATTACACAAAGTCATAGGTAATGGTCCTTTGATCAGTCACTATGCTACGAGGGGGGTTACCGGCCACAGTTTCAGGTAACATTCGGGGATCCCTTTACCGCCCACCTTGTTATAGTGTTTATCTCCACAGTCAACAATGACTGATCCCAAGCCCTCTTCGTTACTTTGGTATCCAAGGGCTAGGGATCAGTAGCACTCAATGGCTCTCTTCCAGAGTGCTAATCATCCCACTTGTTTAGAGTGTCAACTTGAGGGGATTGTTATGATGACCCCTCAAATCTAATTTTTTATCTGAACATAAATAAATAAAAAACATAAATGCAATATAATCCTTGACTATCCTATTGTCAAGTAGTAAAACAAATAAAAATAAATTAAATATAGAAAGGTCTAAAATGACAAAAATAAGAATGAATACAGAGTTGCGAAACAAACTCTTTAATAAAATAAAAAATGTCTTTGAGAACGAGGACACTCAAGAACGAGAGGCATTTCTTCAAGCAAGGGAAGAAGTAGATCAACAATATATGTATGCAAGTAAAAGAGCAAAGCAAGTTGTTGAAAGAGCATATCCACCAGAAGATGTTTCTGTTTTAAGAACTTTTAAAAAGAAATATGGAAGTCCTTGTGATGTTGTTGCAAAAGATAAATGCTTTTACTTTGCACACTCGGAAGATAAAGATGATGAGGGCGAACCAACAGAAACAAAATCACATTTTGATTTTGGTTTGTTTGGTAATCTAAATGGTAGTGAGTATAGTGATGAGGACGGAAAGAAATTTGCAGTTGCATATTTTAGAGAAGATTTAAAAGCTATGGATTGCAACCCAGATATCTATGCACAACAATCCGAGAACAAAGATAACCCACACAAAACAAAACATGTTGACGCGTGTATGAAAGCACTTGGGTATAGTGGTCATAGTTATAATGGCGAGAGTAGTAATACAGGTATGGCAAAAACTTTTAACGAGCAATACTATCTTGATGTAATTGGAACATCTTATTGCAGATCAAGAGCAATCGCTTGTACCAAAGATGAGTACGAACAATTTGAGGCATGGCGAATTGCAAAAGGTAATCTAGTCACTAAACACCAAACATGGATTGATACAATTCAAAAACAATGCGATCAATTAAAAATTGGATTGAAAGCATACAGATATCTTTCAGAGGGTATTGAACTTGCAACAGAACTTGGAATACAAGTTGATGAGGCAGAGTTAATTAGAACTAACTCAACAGGTCTTACAATTTACAATCCAAGTAATCTTGCAAGTATGATTAAAGGTATGAAGAACAAACATCAATCAAGAGAGGCTAAAATATTGGCTAGAAAAAAATATGAAGAAAGTCTAAATTAAAGTTTGACAATGTAAGGGATATCCTATAATATCCCTTACATAACTAGAAAGGTATATATGACAAACAAAACATTTTACATAACTTATTGGGCGAGTAAGCACAAAAAACATATTACTCGTAAAGGCAAACATGACGACAAGTCAAGATATGGCACATCTAAACAGGGTGTACCTTATTATGTTTATTATGACTTAGATAGTCATGGTTACAGAACTGCAACAACATCATGGAAAGTGAGGCACTAATGACAAGCTTTGAATTTTATTGTATTGTCACATTTTTTGGTTTGATAATGGGAATGGTGGTAGTAGCATGAGCAACAAACATTTTTGCCAAGGACCAAGATGTCATGAACAAGTTACACAAGATAGATTTTTAAAATCGCGTGGAGTAATTCGTGGACGATATGCATATGCTACAATGGACCAAGGTCCAAATCAATGGGGGTGGCAAGCACCAGACTCAGATAAATATTTCTGTAGTCAATCATGTAAATTTAGTTGGTTATCATTGAACATGGAAAACATCGAGCATGGTCGACCGATTGAGTTTATCAGACACAGACGAGAGAGCCAAGGTTATGCCAAGGTCAAGAATGATGAGTCTAGGTGGGGACCAGAATATTCTATTCAAAGGGTTGACAATGGTCAGCTTATAGAGTAGGATAATCCTATTAACAAGAAAGGTATATATGACAAAAACAATTAAAGCAGAGTACATGCCAGGTGGCGCAAGAAGACAAGAGATGTTAGACAAAGCAGTTGACTATCTTAGAACACCTGGTGCAACACAACAGATCAAGCACGAATTCTGTTTAACTTATCTCAAGATGACAGAGACCGAGTATCTTGAGGCACTTAACAAAGCCACAAATGGCGCAATGGTGAGGGACTTATGGAACTAAAAGATAACAAGACAGAAGAACGTAAGAATAGATTTAATGGCGAGTCTATTATGTTAACAAAGGAAGAATCTATCATCCATGATAGAATCTTTATCAATGAGTTAGCAGCTACACTAGAGGACAAAGCAGCAGGCGTTGACGGTACGTCAAAGCTTTGGGACAAAGTACGTAAAGACATTAACTACTTCAGACAACACAATGCTGAGGCATACATGGTTCTACTAGACTAGAACCAACCTTTCTGCCCTGGCGCTAACGCGCCAGGGCGCACACGTATCCGCTTCGCGGATCCCTATCCAATACCAATATCGATTAAAACGTTGACCCTATGCACCCTTTGTACAAAAAGGGGTCCCACTACTCTAGGTTGTATTGCTTGATTCAGACAGTTTATGGTGGTAAAAACATTTTCAACACTTTATGGTGCAAAAAAATTATAAAAAAATTTTTTAAAAAATTTTATGGATTTGAATAACGTAGATATAAGTAAGCTACCTGCAGACGTCAGAAAGACATTTAAAAAACTGCAAGTCATGCGTGCAGAAAAACAAATACAAAGTAAAGCCAAGAATGACTTTATGTCCTTTGTCAAATGTGTGTGGCCCGATTTTGTTGAAGGCTCTCATCACAGACACATAGCAGATAAATTTAATAAACTTGCAACCGGTGAAATAAATCGACTGATAGTAAATATGCCTCCACGTCATACAAAATCAGAATTTGCAAGTTACTTGTTACCAGCGTGGATGGTGGGCCGTAACCCTAAGTTAAAGATAATTCAAGCAACTCACACAGGAGAACTAGCCGTACGATTTGGTCGTAAGGCTAAGACCTTGATTGATAGTGACGATTATGGAAAAATATTTGAAACAAGATTAAGAGAAGATTCGCAAGCCGCTGGTAGGTGGGAAACAGCACAAGGTGGTGAGTATTTTGCAGCTGGTGTCGGCGGTGCAATAACCGG